CATCCACCGGCCCAGGAAGCGGCAATGCGCGGCATCCTTGAGGATATAGGATTCGCCGATGCCATGATTGCCAGAGAGACTCCCGACGGACTGGAGTTGATAGACGGCCACCTCCGGCAAGAGGTCATGGGCGACCAGCCGGTGCCGGTCTTGATCGTTGACGTGACCGAGGAGGAAGCCGACAAGATGCTCCTCACCCTCGACCCGCTGGCGATGATGGCGGAAGCGGATAATAAAGCTCTCCGGGCCTTGATGGAGGATTTAACGATACCTAGCTCCTCGGTCCGGGAGATGTTGGCAGAGCTTATTGAGGATGTGGCTCCTTCCGGGGCTGGAATAGATAATACAAGGATGATCCTTGATCAGGCCGTCCAGCTAAAACCTCAACGGGAGTATATCGTCGTTATGTGTGACACCGACGAGGAATTCGGAAAGTTGATTGAACATCTGCAACTCAAAACTGTCCGCAGGGGAGGATATAGACAACCCGCCAAGACCCGCGAGGAGGTCGGAATTGAGAGGGTAATTACCGCCAAGAGGCTTTTGGATGCTTGTCGCAATCCCGAGTAAAGGGAGAGCGGGGGATGTTAAGACTCTAAAAGTTCTCCCATCTGCCACCCTCTTCATCCCCGAAAGTGAAGGGGATAATTATCGTGGGATCTACCCAGAGACTGACATCGTTCTTGTGCCGGAAACAGTCCGGGGAATAACCGATACCCGTAACTGGATCCTGGAGAATACGGACGACCGATATGTGGTCTTTGTTGATGATGATGTGATGAGCGTTGGGTATTGGGTTATCGGAATAGAGAACAAGAAAAGAGTCTCGCTAACTCAGGGAGAATTACACCATGACTGGATGCGGTTATTCCATGTAACGGACGACCTCGGATACCACCTTTGGGGAGCGGATACCACGGGAGATTATATATCGGTACATCCTCATCGCCCTTTTGTATGGCACGCTTATGTAACAGCGTCCTGCATGGGAATCATAAATGATGGGATAAGGTTCGATCCGGAATATCCGGTCAAGGAAGATTACGAATTATGCCTCCGATGTATCAAGGAAGATGGGGGGATTGTGGGGGCTAGATTCCTCTTTTGGAAGAACGAGCACTGGGCAACAAATGGTGGATGCGGAGATTACCGGACTCAGAATATGGAAGATAGGGTCATCCAGAAACTCATGGATACATACCCGGGATATATACGGAAGATAACCAAGGGCGGCTCCCAGTATTCTATCCGGATAGACTTTTAGAGAGTGTCCAAGTCGTGGCTTTAAATAATGGAAAGAACCTGGCGGCAGAGAACCGGCGCTCCCAAGTAATTCAGATGAAAATGGCGGGGGCCACTGAGCAAGCCATCGCGGAGCAGGTCGGAGTATCCAAGACCCAGGTCCATAACGACATCCACCGCCGCTTGTCTGAGGTCCGGCGCGATGACGCCGAGGCCGTCCAGCAAGAATATGTCCTCCAGAAGTCCAGATACGAACGGCTCCTCCTCCGGTGGTGGAGCCAGGCTATCGGAACAAGTGACGACCAATCGGCACGGGCCACGGGGATAGTCCTGGACATCCTCCGGAGGTTGGACACTATCGGCGGACTCGTACCTGACAAGCCATTGATCCAGCTAAACCAACAGAACCTACTTGTGGGGGGGATGACATTCTCCGACCTTGTGCGGGAGGCGTTAAGCGACGGGGCTGTGGAACAAACCACAATCATCTCTGAGGACTAATCCCATGACCTTAACCAGGGCGGAGCAAGTCTCCCATTACCAGAGGTCCAAGGCGGATCCAGCCTATTTCTGGCGATGGACGCTGGGATCGGAGACTGTCTACGACAAGCAGATCCAGATGGTGGAGGCGGTCAGAGACCATAACCGGGTCGCGGTCGTTGGGGCAAACGGGACGGGCAAGGACTGGCAATCGGCCCGGATCATGCTATGGTGGCAGTCGGTCTATAACCCTTCGATTACCGTGGTCCTAGGCCCGACCCACAGGCAGGTCTCTGACATAATCTGGAAAGAGGCCCGGAGCGCCTACCTGAGTCCTCGGATGCCGCTCGGTGGTCAGATGTACCGGACGGCCCGGTGGGAGTTCGACGACCGACATTATGCGGTCGGCTTCTCGACCGACAACGAGTACAACATTCAGGGATTCCACTCGCCCAATCTTCTGGTCATCGTAACCGAGGCGCACAATGTGGAGCAGTCCCACATAGACGCCGTTAAGCGGTTGAACCCTTCCCGGATGCTTCTGACCGGGAACGCCTTCGCCTCGTCGGGAGAGTTCTATGATGCGTTCCACGGCGGGTCCGACCTTTATCACACGATTGAAATTGCCGCGGCTGATACGCCCAATGTCCAACAAGGCCGGGAGGTCATCCCCGGCATGGTAACTGCCGGACAGATCGAGGAACGCCGCCGGGAGTGGGGAGAGGAGTCGGCCTTATATATCGCCTCAGTCCTGGGCCGGTTCCCTGATAACCTGGAGGATGCCATTGTGCCAAGGTCTCTGTTGTTGGAGGCCGTCGAGCGCCAGCTTGAACCAGATGGTCCGGCTACCCTGGCTTGTGATGTTGCCCGGTTCGGTGCGGACAAGACCGTGGTCTACCGGCGGCAGGGGAACGTCTGCCGTCTGGCTTGGAAGTCTCAGGGCCGGGACACCCAGGAGGTGGCAGGACGGTTAAAGGCGATGGCCGAGGACGACCCGGAAGTGGCGGAAATAATCGTGGACGACACCGGCGTCGGCGGCGGTGTGACCGACCGGCTAAACGAGGAGAACGTGGCTGGGGGTCGGGTCAGGATCACAGCCTTCAACGGCGGGGAGAAGGCCCGGAGGTCTGATCGGTACGTGAACGCGATTGCCGAGGCGTGGCTGGAGTTGGGCCAAGCCTTCCGGGACGGGACGATCGACATTGACGACAACCCGGCGGTGATCGCCCAGCTATCGGCGCGGCGGTACACAGTTCAGGGCGACCGAAGGATCAAGCTGGAGAGCAAGGACGACTTCAAGAAAAGATCAACCGGCGGAAGTCCCGACGATGCCGACGCTCTGGCGATGTGCTATGCGGGGCCGGGTCCGGGGATTGGGGTATGGTGATGCTGAAACATCCGGACGAGTTTTTTGAGGCCGGCCAAAGCTGGCTATTAATGGCCGAGCTTGCTTTTGAGGATTACAACATGGACCGCGCAGCGGATCTTGCCCTTCTGGCTATAGCGTCCGCCCTTATGGGAATGTGCGCCCAGTTCACCGATACCGACCCGGATCGTGGGGACCCAGAGGACGATTGACTAAGGAACTCCGATGCGGACATTGCGGCAAGCTCCTGGCTGAGAAGGCGGAGCGAGGGACGGTGATCATCTGCTACCGATGCAAGACAAGGAACGAGGCGGCATGACTACCAATCTTAACTGGCAAGACTTTCTACGGATCGCGGCAGCATTAAAGCCGCTCCACTTTAATATCGGCGCTCTTTTACGGGATGTGGATAATGCGGCGCTCTACCCAGTGGGTGATGCCCTGATCTTACCATTCCGGCATGAGGCACATCACCGGCATTTTGTGGAGGAGATGCAGACTCCACTGGTCCGGAGGACGCTGGAGATGATAGTTTCCCAAGCGTTTGGCAAGCCCATGACATTGCAGGCGATGGTAGAGCAGAAGTGCAAGACCCGGAACGAGGCTGGGTGACCGTCCGTTGCGATATATGCGGGGCGGTTATGGTGTCACGCCAATGCAAGATCCGATGTCCAAATTGCGGTTATACACGCGACTGTTCGGACCCGGTCGCGGCGTGGTGTCTCTGGCTTGCCTGTTTGATGCTCATGGTGTTTGCGAGTTGGTGGCTTGCACTTGCTCTTGTCATCAGTCCTAGAATTGGTCTGTATAATCTCTTGACAAACTGTATACCCAAGATATAGAATGTATATAGTAAATCAAGAGAGGAGAAACCGAGATGAACACCACCGCCCAGACCATGAGCGAAGCGAGTCGGAGCCGCCAATTCTCCAACGATCCCACGAAGACCAACCTAAAGCGTACCGCCAGCATAAAAGCAACCCTCGACCAGCTCTATCACCACCGCCCGATCGAGAATTATGGGGCCACTGGCGAGGCCCTCATGGCGATACTCAAGCAAGTAAAAGAACTGGAAGCCCTGCTAGAGGGATAAACAGTAAGCCCCCCAGCCCCGGCCAAGTGCCGGGGCTTTTCTTTTGCTCATCGTTGTGCTAGTTTAGAATCAGTGACCTCTCGGCATGTGTCCGTGGCGTAAGCCCGAAGCCGTGGAGGTCACTTTGGCTTTTTGGGACTTCTGGCGTAAGCAGGAACCGGGCGATGTGACCGTCGCCGTCCCGCTCAATTACGATGTGGGCCAGGCCACATATCCCGATGCTAGCTTCGAGTCCTTCGCCACTGAGGGGTATGCGAAGTCGGAGATCGTCCACGCCTGCATCCGTGAGCTTGCAGTCTCCGCCGCATCTCCTCGCTATTATGTCCAGGCACCCGCCACAGATGGCGGTGCCGTCGAGATAACCTCCGGCCTTCTCTACGACCTGACTAACCGGCCCAACCCGACCTCCGATTGGTACTCCTTCATCGAGAACATGGTTACTTATCTCATGGTGGCGGGGAACAGTTATGTCTTAAAGGAGCGGTCGAGGTCCGGGAAGATTATGGCCCTTTATAATCTCCGGCCGGATAGGGTCCGGATTATCGGCGGGGACCACGGCGCGGAAGGATATGTCTACACGGTCGGCGGGATGGATTATTCTATCCCACGGGAGGACCTCTGCCATCTGGCCCTACCGAATCCCGGAGGCGACCTCTACGGCTTGTCTCCTCTACAAGTCCTGGCGCGGAACGTGAACCTAGACCTCAATATGACCGACTTCGCCAAGGTGTACTTCCAGAACGCGGGCGTTCCCAGCGGCCTCCTCAAACTGAAGCGGCGGTTAAACACTCAGGAAGAAGCGGCGGTGATTCGGTCGCGGTGGCGTAGCCAGTTCGGAGGACGCAACAATTTCCACCGGGTCGCTATACTGGACGAGGACGCCGACTATCAACCGATGGCGAACTCTCCGAAAGATATGGCCTTGCCGGAACTCCACGACCTTACAGAAAGCCGCATCTGTGCAGTGTTCGGAGTTCCGGCAATTTTAGTCGGGGCAAATGTGGGACTCCAACGGTCCACGTATTCCAACTACCGCGAGGCGCGGATGGCCTTCCACTCCGAGACATTGGAGCCAATGGTCTCCCGGATCCTTCGACACTTCAACCGGAATATGTTTGAGGAATACTCAGGGAATGAAAGCTTAACTGTGGACTGGGCCGAGATGCGTTCCGGCCTTGACGACCGCGGGGCGATGACGACTCGGGTAACCGGCTTATTCGCTGGTGGCATCCTGACCTTGAACGAGGCGAGGGAGCAACTTGGACTCCAGGCCGTCAGTGATGGGGCCATCCGGAGGATCCCGTCGTCGATATTTGAGGTGGCCGAGGGCGCAATGGCCCCGGTCGCGGTTGGCGAAGCGCCGGTGGAGGAGTCGTTATCTATCGGGACGATCAAAGAAGCTGTGGCGTTAAAGGCTCCACGGCCAGCGCGACGAGCCGGGATATTAAGGCGGCAACTTCTCGAAGACCGGGAGGAGGAGACCGATGCGGTGGCACCTAAGATCCAGCGGCACTTCCGGGGTCTCCGAAATCGTGTCGATGGTATCCTGGGCCGGTATATGGAGAGAGGCGGCGGGGAGTCCAAGGAATTCCCATTCGAGATCGACGCATTGCTGCCACCGGGGGAAATCCCGCACCTGGCATCCATTCTGGAATCAGCACTAACCCGAGTAAGTAAGCGCACATTTGCGGCCATTAACGCCAACGGCCTGGCCGGGACATTGGACTGGTCTGATAAATTGCCGGTGGTGCAATCAGTATTGGCCCAAGCGCCAACGCGGGCTACAATGATCCACCGGACAACAAACAGGTCAATCCGGCGCGCTGTATCGTTGGCCTTGGAGCGGGGCTATTCCATCGAGCAACTATCGAGGGGAGTTCCGGATGACACCTTCCCCGGTCTCCGGTCGATACTAACCGAGACCGAGAACCGTTCCCGCCTTATTGCACGGACCGAGATCATGAGATCGCAGAACCAGACCACAGTTGGGTTCTACCGGGAACAGGGTTTCGCATATGTGCGGGCCGATGATGTGGACGGCGACGACAACGACACATATATAGATCCGGGCGACCCGTATGGTCGGACATGCGCCGAGCGCCACGGGCAGATATACAGTCTGGAGGATGCCGGGAACATTGATGACCACCCTAATGGGACGCTTAACTGGCAACCGATGCCCAGGAATTATAAGCCGGAGGAGACGGTTTGATTAATAAATTCTACTTGTCTGATGCTAAAGTCCTGGATGATCATCAGGGCATTGTCGAGGCATACGTTAACACGATGGGAGTCCGGGACGCCGATGGTGACATTATCGACCCGGCGGCATTCGACGCCTCCATCCGGTCCAACCTCCCCATCCCGGTCCTGGCCGGTCATGACCAATCAAAGTTGGTGGGGAAGGTGATCTTCGCCCAGGCCGAGAAGACCGGCTCTGGGGATGAGCACCGGTTATATACCCGGATGCAAATGAACCTGGACACACAGGTGGGGCAGGAAGCGTACTCAAATATTGCGGGAGAATATATCCGGGAATGGTCGGTGGGCTTCAACCTGCCTGCCGGTGACGCGGTCGTATATGACCGGGCCGGAAAAGAAACCGTCCGCCGCATTCTTAACCTAGACTGGGTCGAGGTCTCCGCTGTGATCCGCGGGGCGTCTCCTTCCACATCGACGATAGCGGCGAAGAATTTGAAAGCGCCCAACACCTATGCCACCAGAGAGGAAGCGGAGGAGAGGGCCACCGAGTTGGGATGTTCCGGATCTCATTCGATGACGGTGGAGGGGGAGAGCGTTTTTATGCCGTGCCGGACACACGCCAGGTACGAGACGGTTATTGATGGGAACGAGTACGCGGCACCAGATCCTGAGATTAAGCCGTACCCCAACTTCCACGCGTGTCGGATCATGGACCCGGACAATTTCGACCGGTTCCGAACATCCTCCGAAACAATCGAGGAAGGAGACTTTGATGGCAAGGCGGTGGAGATCCTATTCGGACGCCATGCGGAATCCGGGGAATGGGCTTTAACGTCATATCGGATGCCGCTTGAGGAATGGACAGAGGCCGAGGCCCGGTCTTTCTGCCG